GACAAGTTCTAGGAGGAGGGTTTGGAGGAGGAACAACTCTAGGCGTTAGAACAACTGGACAGTTGAAACGACTAGGTTGTAGTAATCTAAAAAACTTGATAGAAGAAAATAAGTTGATAATTCAAGATTTCGATATTATCAACGAACTATCTACTTTTGTAGCAAGGAAAGGTTCCTATGAAGCAGAAGAAGGTAGTCACGATGATTTAGCAATGTGCTTAGTGATGTTTGCATGGTTAAGTGGACAACCGTATTTCAAAGAATTAACAGAGAATGACATACGGCAAAAACTATATAAAGAAAAGATGCAAGCAATTGAGGATGAATTAACACCTTTTGGTTTTGTCAGTAGTGGGTTCGAAGATAGTGCAGAATCCTTTGTTGACGCAGAAGGAGACAGATGGGTCGTAGTATCTGAAAGTAGCAATTGGTAATATTATAAATATTCTATGTAAATGACTAAGACCTTGAATTAAAAAAATACGGGAGTAATAAAAATGGCATTTCAACTTTCACCAGGCGTTCTAGTTCGTGAAATCGACTTGACACAGGTTGTGCCAGCAGTAGCAACCTCTCCAGGTGCCTTTGCAGGAGCATTCCAGTGGGGACCTGTAGATGAAGTAATCAATATTTCTTCAGAAAATGAATTGGTTTCCGTTTTCGGTGAACCAAATGCTGATACATATGAATACTTCTTTACTGCGGCAAACTTCTTGTCATATGGTTCGAACCTTCAAGTAGTTAGGGCGGAAACAGGTAACTTAAACGCTACTCAAGATGGCAGTGGTTTCCTAATTAAAAATATGACCCATTATGATAACTTGGGTGCTAGTGCAGTTGCAACAGGTGTTGGCGACTGGGCGGCAAAATATCCAGGCACATTGGGTAATTCATTAAAAGTATCAACATGTACAAGTGCTAATGCTTATACACAGACAGCAATCACAAACACGGCGGCGAATAACTCTGCTGGAGCAACATCAATTGTTCTTGCAGATTCCAGCGCAATTGGTGTTGGTGACTTGATTGTGTTTGATGGTCATAGCACAGAGTATGAAGTTACAGCAAATGATGGTTCTACAACTGTCACAATCAACGAGTTAGGTAAGACTACAGGTCTAACCCAAGCAGTTGATGGTTCTGTAACTACTGTTGATGTAACAGTTAAATGGAGATACCATGCAGATTTCGATAACGCACCAGGTACATCTGCACAAGCAACTGCTAAAGGCGGTTCTGCAGATGAGATGCATGTTATTGTTATCGATGAAGATGGTAACATCACAGGTACAGCAGGAACAGTGCTAGAGAAATTCGGACACTTATCTGTTGCTATCGATGCTAAAAAATCAGACGGAACAGTAAATTGGTATGTTGAGCATATCAATCAGTACTCAAACTACATTGTGTGGGGAGACCACTTTGCATCTATGGATGCTGATGTTGGTAGCAGTTCAGCAGGTTTGTTGAACAATGCATTCTCACACACTAACCGAGTTCCTCAGTATGCTTCACTTGCGGGTGGTACTGATGACAACGCACCTACTGATGGTGAGTTGCAGACAGCATACGCACACTTTGCAAACGATGAACTCTATGATGTTTCACTTATTCCAACTGGTCCTGCTTCAGGCACAGTTTCTAAGTGGGTCGTAGATAATGTTGCAGAAGTTCGTAAAGACTGTATGGTATTCTTATCACCAGAACTTGCTGATAGCACTTCAACAACTGCCGCAGAAGATATTGTAGACTTTAGAAATAATAGTGCAAACATCAACTCTTCTTATGCAGTTATGGACTCTGGTTGGAAATATCAATATGACCGCTATTCGGATGTGTATCGTTGGATACCTCTGAACGGTGATGTTGCTGGATGTTGTGTAAGAACTGACTTAGTAGCAGACCCATTCTTCTCACCTGCTGGTTTCAACCGTGGGCAGATTAAGAATGCTGTTAAAGTTGCGTTCTCACCTGACAAAACAGATAGAGACACACTCTATAAGAAGGGTGTTAACCCAGTTGTTTCATTCCCTGGACAAGGCGTTGTACTCTTTGGTGATAAAACTATGTTGACTTCACCATCTGCATTCGACCGCATCAATGTTCGTAGATTGTTCATTGTGCTTGAGAAAGCAATCGCAACTGCCGCTAAGTTCCAGTTGTTCGAATTCAACGACACCTTCACAAGAGCAAACTTTAGAAATCTTGTAGAACCATTCTTGCGTGATATTCAAGGGCGCAGAGGTATGTACGATTTCAAAGTGGTCTGTGACGAAACTAATAACACACCTACCGTCATTGACGCAAACGAATTTAGAGCAGATATCTTTATTAAACCTGCACGGTCTATTAACTTTATCACGCTGACATTCGTAGCAACAAGAACAGGTATCAGTTTCGAAGAGACTGGTGTTTAAGGGATAAATAGGTAAGATATAGGAGCATAACAAATGGCAACAATTTCAGACTTTAAGTCCCGTATGATTGGCGGTGGTGCAAGAGCAAACCAGTTTAGAGTAACACTAACTTTCCCAGAGTATGTCTCTGGGGCAGTTTCTGGTGTTGCAGGTCGTGACGCAGAATTCATGTGTCGTGGTGCCGCTCTACCTGGTTCAACGATTGGTAACACACCTGTCAACTATCGTGGACGAGTAGTAAACTTTGGTGGTGAAAGAACTTTCACACCTTGGACAGTAACAATCTATAATGATACATCTTTTGCAATTCGTGACGCATTAGAAATCTGGCAGAATGGTATCAACAATGTAGAGACAAACAGAGGGCGTAATCGTCCATCTGATTATCTTGTCGACCTACAAGTTGAGCATCTTGACAGAAACGATGAAGTACTGAAGAGATACACAATCAGAGATGCATATCCAACCAACATTGGTGAGATTGCACTTGACTTTGGTACAAATGATGCGATTGCAGAGTTTACTTGTGAATTTACATATCAGTTCTTTGAAAGTGCTGGTGGTCGTTTTGGCGGTATTACAACCGCTGACACAACTGCTTAATCTTTCAATTATATTACTGATAAAATGAGTTTAGTGGAGAAAACATGGCAGTAAACCTATTTGGATTCGAAATTAGTCGTGCCGGAAAGGAGAAGAATTTACCCCAAGCGGATATTATTCTTCCCTCTCCGGACGACGGAGTTGCAACCGTCTCAGGTGGTGCATACGGAACTTATATTAACCAGGACTATTCGTCTAAGAATGAACAAGACCTGATTAAAAAGTACCGTGAAATTTCTATGCACCCAGAATGTGAGGCGGCAATCGATGATATTATTAACGAAGCAATTGTCGCAGATGATGACAAGCAAGTTGATATTATCCTCGATGATGTATCTGTTTCGGATTCTATTAAGAAGAAAATCAGAGAAGAGTTTAAGTTAGTTCTGAGGATGCTTGACTTTAACAAGCGTTCTCATGAACTATTTAAGCGTTGGTACATCGATGGTAGACTTTATTTTCATAAAGTTGTTGATAGTAAGAATCCAAAAGGTGGCGTACAGAAACTTAGAATTGTAGACCCTCGGTCTATTAAGTTTGTGCGTGAGATTGAAAAAGATGATAAACAGCAAATCACTAAAGGTATTGCTGGTATCAAAAAGATTAAAGAATATTTCCTTTATACCGAAGGACAAGTAGTTGGTAATATAGCGCAGATGAAGCAAGGTGGTGCAGTAGCACTAACCAAAGACAGTGTATGTTATGTTCCTTCTGGACTAGTAGATTATAATAACAATATTGTCTTAGGGTATCTACACAAAGCAATTAAACCTGTTAATCAACTGCGAATGATGGAAGATGCACTTGTT